AGCGATAGTATCCATCGCTGTCTCGCCAGAGGCAAGACCGGGGATCAGTGCTTTCAGCGCACGGTCATTGCCATTGAGCGCCTTCGCCATCGCCTCTGCAACAGTCGCCAGATCAGACCCGGAGAGGCGGGCAATATCCTGCGCTGGCCCCAGCAATTCGATGGCTTTGGTGCTATCGCCTGTCGCTGTTGTCAGGGCAAGCAGAGCATCACGGGTCGCGCCACTACTGAACGCCAACGCTTTTGACTGGTCGATGGCTGCTTTCAGCGCAGGGTCAGTCTTGGCGCTCTCGACGCCCAGCGCACCCATCGCCTTTGCCCACTGGTCCTGCGCCAACGCAGCATCCGCAGATGCCTTCCCCAATTTCGCAGTGGCAGCAGCAATCCCGGCAATAGGCGCAGCGACCTTGGCGACCTTCGCAAGTTTCCCGCCCTTCGCAGCCAGACCGCCAATCTTCTTCTCTGCTTCCGTCAGACCCTTGTCTAGACCCTCAGTAGCAGATGTGATGACGACCGTCAGGACCGGACCCCTAGGCACGCTTCCTTGCCCTCCGTGCCGCGCGGTTCCTGCGCTCCGCCAGATCGACAGTCGCCTCTACCTCGGCAACCGTCATCTTCTCCGCTTCATCTGGCGATACACCCGCCAGCGTCGCCACAGCAACGATCTTCTGCGCTCGCTCCGCAGATGCCTTTGCGCCTTCCTCGTCAATCTCGCCCGACATCACGATATCGTACTCGCAGACCTCTGCGAATGTAAGTGACTTATTTTGCCGGCGCATAATGACCCATGCGAGTGCATAGAATACATGCGCCTGCTTCCCCGGATCGTCAATGGCGGCTCGCAATTCGTCAAACGGAACGCTAGAGGCATCAGCAGCATCCAGCAATTCCAGCAACGTCAAATCGCCAATGTTAACCCGTGACAAGTCAAACTCCACGCGCACCCGTGGAGTCTGCTCCATGATCTCAGCGAGATTGACTGAACCCTGCATCTTTTGCCGTTTCCTTCACTAGTCCGTCGTATGCTTTCACCACATCCTTTTCGTTCTTCTCCCACGACCGGACAATGACCATCGACGGCTCTACGGACTCTGTACCAAATTCCTGAAACGTCCAGTAGTCTTGCGAGTTATCGAAGTAGGCTTCCTTCTCGAACGCGACCGTTTCCCATGAAATCTGCATCGCGCCAGACTTGACCCGCGACATACGTTCGATGTCAGGAAGCATGACATCGCCCGCAGCCTGTGCCATCGCTCCGTAGTCTAACTCACGCCCGAATTCCTTGAAAGCGTCCTGCGCTTCCTTTGTACCTTCAACGTGAGCGACTGGCTTAGGCACCTGCTTCCGCTGATTGCAGCGCGCCAACATCCAGTGATGGCTTGGAAACGAACGGCAAAGTTACCTCAAACTCTGCGAACGCCCCAACCTCGTCGCCATACTGAACCGGGATCAGCGTTACCTGTCCCGTTACTTCTGGCGTGGCATCACCTGCAACGGCAGTCTTGCCATAGGCATTCAGAACGATGTCGGCAACCTGCCCAGCGTTATCCCACATGAACCGCGCCAGACCCGTTGCCGAATAGTCCTGCCCCGCACGCATGACCAGCGAGTACGTCTCCGGCTCGGTGTTGCTAGCAACGTTGCCATCGAGCGTCGGATAGGTCACAACGTCGCCAGCCTCAACCTCGACGTGGACATCTGCCGCGTCTCCCTCAAAGGCTGTTGCAACGCCAGCGCCAACCTTCATGGTGAAGTGGGCGGTTTTCATGAACAGGATTGTCGCCATCGCGTCAGACCTCCATCAGTGTTTCTAGGCTACCACGACAGGCGTAATACTGAGTCCCACCCATCGTGGTGATTGCCGGTCTGCGCCACTCAGCCCATGCGAATTGCGGAACCGTCTCCAACGTAGTGTTGATGCTCGACACCAACGCTTCCAATTCGTCGAAAGTCGCCCCGCCATCCACGCGCCCAGCGACAGCCCAAACCTCCCAACGTTGCGTACGTCTCCCGCCCGCCAGCCCCGAAATGGCAACCCACGGTTCACCCGGAAAGATACGAGCGCACGGCGTGCTGAACGGTCCCCATCCGTAGTATGCAGGAACCTCCGCTGCCTCCAATGCAGCGAGCAATTGCGAGCGTGCATCAGTGAGACTCATCCGATGCCGGGACCGGCGCTGTAACGATCAATCATTGGCTTGATCGCTTCAAGGTAGTCCCTTGCAATGCGGATTGCCCCCTCGTTGTCACTGAACCCCGTCACACCAAACGGCACTTCGCGCCGCTTGTAGGCTTCGCCTCCTGCCATGATCGCGGCAGTGGACAATTCCGGCGGTGCGGGATTGGTGATGACAGCACCATTGAGGCGAACCGCGATGCCATCGTTGACGGCGTTAGCGCAGGCTGTTGCCCATGCCGTCTCCGCTTCCCCAGCGTTCTTGACGCCTACATAAGCGATGATATCGTCAGCGGTCACAAACACGGTTCGCCCCAATTGTAAGTGACTTACCTACGTTGCCGGCGCTTCCTCGTCGCCCGTCTCGTCGGCAGCAGCCTCGTCGCCTTCCTCGTCGCCTTCCTCGTCAGGCTCGTCGGCATGCGTCTTGGTATGCTCCCCAACGTCGTCAGACGTGACGCGCTTGGAGATTACCGTCTCGCCTTCCTCGGCAAGACCCTGCTCCTGTTCCTCGCTCATCGTTCCTCCTAGACGTTAGTGTACGTATACTTGCGCACACCCTTCGGTTCGAGAACCGCGAACCCGAAATACTGCCAGATGGCGAACACGACAGACTGCGGTCCCTCGCGCTCCATGAGGCGGACATCCAGCACGGCAGACTTCCACTGCCGCGCATCGTTGCGTCGGGCAACGAAATTGTTGATCGCGCTGAGGATCGCCCACGCAGGCTCGACCGGGACACCACCAATGATGCCCTTCTGGAACCCCGGCGCGGTCTGCTGCCCCAGCGCGTTGTTGGGATTGATGTAGGCAAGCAACGGGCGACCGTTGCCATCCTCGCCAGCAACGAGGCTGTTCCAGTCCGTGCTGTTGAGGAACGTGCCCTCTGCCGGGAGGAAGCGAGCGTTGGCACCGCCCGCAGCATCGCCAGCATAGAACTTGCTCAGGATGCCCGCGATCCCCCGGTGCAGGTCAGCACCCGACTGCGCAGGCGTGGTGCCTGCCGTGTCCGTGATCGCGCCGCTGCTGGTCAACGCTTCCAGCACAAGCGCAATCTCGCGCTCGGTGTCGCGCATCAGCAATTCGCGAAGTTGATTGCCGATGATGACATCCGTGCCGGGAGAGGCACCATCGACAGCCTGACGCGAAACGACCGACTCGCCCCCGATGGTCTTTGGCGTCAGCGTGGCAGGATCGGTGGTGATATCGACGTTGGCAACCGCAGCGTTCTCCGACGCCTGCACAGCGGTATCACCCGTCTGCGTGCCGAACGTCGGCACCACGATGGGATTGGGTGCCGCAATCGGCGTGGTGGCGAAGAACGCCGACAGCGGACCCGTCATCGCGACATCCGGCACGTACAGGTCAGGGTAGTAGGTGGTGGGATACGCTCCCGCCAGATCGCCGCTGTCCACGGCGCGACGCTCAATCTGTTGTGCCAGATCGACCACGAGCGCATGATGCCGCACCATGCGCTCGGTGGCCTGCGCATCGCGGTTGTGCATCCCGATCAGATCAGCGAAGAACGAGACTTCGCGACCGGGACCGTAGATCGTTTCGCTTCGCGTCACGACCGCTGGCGATCCCGCCCGCTGCTGCGGAAGCGACTGACGCTCCGCATCCCGGCGCTGTTCCTCCGCCTGCGCCTGCACGATGAGTGCGTCAACGTTGGTGACACGCGCGCTCAGCGTGGAAATCTCGGTTGTCTCGTCGTCGGCAAGACTGCGATCCTCAGTCTCCGCGATCTGGCGGATGGTCGCAATCTGGCGGTTGATGGTATCCCGGCGCTCCGTGAGCGCCGCTGCCGACAGTGCGGGCATCGGTTTCCTTTCTGTCGCGCGTGCGACGCTCCTGAGTGCCACGTGCGCCTGACGATATGCAGGCGCATACGAGCCAGCGATTGCCGCGAGCCTCACGCCCGCGTAGTGTTCGATCACGTCTCCCTTGCGCCGGAATTTACCCGGTACAAATTCAATGGATACGCCGTTAATGCCAGATGCAACCTGACTGCGGTACGCTGGCGTTTCTGGCACATCCAAGACATCGCCTCCGTAAAAGAGGCCAGCGTCACGCTCTTGTAGCGAATTGATAACAGCAACCGGCACTCCCCCATCTGCCCCGTGCCGATTGAGGTACGCCACGCGCTCGCCCGCATTGACAGACCGCGCCATTTCCTCGAAAGCGCCACGGACGAAACGCTCTCGCCCGTAGGGAACGTCAATAACGACTCCGTACGGAACCGCCATCCCTTGAACGTGTCCCGGCTGTCCCTCAACGTCGCGTACCTCAACGTTGCCCAGCGTCGTTGTTCGCATGTCCGGCATGTTCCGTCCCTCACTGGCGTACAACGCCGCTAGTTGCTTCTGCGCCTTCTCCCGGCTGTCGTGGCATCCCACGACCGACCCATCGCTATCCTTGACTACGGCAATGCCTGAGCATCCTTCTGCATTGCTACTCAGATGCCACGGCACTGCCGCTCGCCTCTGCTGTCCCTGCCGCTACGCCTGTCGCTGCCTGCTGCGACATCGTTTCGGCAGCCTCCACCCGCGCTTCCTCGAACCGCTCGATGTCATCGTTTGGCGACAAGCCTTCCTCGTGGCGAACCTCGGACGGCAACATCCACGCCTTGTTGCCTGTCGCAATTGCCCATGCGCGGAACCGCGCTTCCTGCGATGCGCGAGTCAACCGGGTCATGTCGATGAGCATGAAACGCTCGTCAGGAAGTAAGTCACTTACAACGTCTTGGATCGGATCGACAAAGCCCGACAGCGTGAACCGCTCCAACGACAACGCCTCATCGTTGATGTTGGCGTAGGTCATGCTCTGACCTGTCGGCACCACGTTGACGTACCGCGCTGGCACCCCGAACAGGTTGGCAATCTCCACGACCAATTCGCGCCGCGCGTCGATGGCAACAGCGTTGGCGATGTCCGCACCCCACGGCTGCGCCTTCGCTCCCTTGCCCAGCACCAACGGGAAGTCTGGACCCTTCGCACGGCGGTTGCGATATCGCTCGCCAATCCCGTCCGCCTGCGGATCGGTCAATTCCTGCTCAGTGGTGATCTGCGTTGTGGGCGATCCGCCAGCCTGCCAGTATCGAGCGCCGTACGCATCCGACGCCCACGCCTGCATCATCGTGTTCCGCGCCATCTTCAAGATGCCTTGCAGATGTGGCGGCACTCCCGGCCAGAACGCAGATCGCATCGGGATAACTTCCTCACCCGACACGATCCCCGGTACGCCACTGATGCTGTATTGCGTCGGTGGGAAGATGCCGTACGGGTCGATGTAACCCGCAGGACTGATTGCCTCTGTCGGCAACGGCAGCAGCGATCCGGGGATGCCCTCGTCGTCAACGCCCCCGATCATTCGCAGGTACGCAATGTCCTGCAACGCCATCTGCGAGATTACACGCCACGTCCATTCCCGACGAGACATAACAGCAGCAGGACGCCTAACAAGAGTGCTAACAGGAGTAACCTGCTCGCGTCCGTCCCATTCGGTCCACGGCTGCCCTGCGATGGCATTGGCGATCAGACTCACGCATCGGCGGACAGCAGCGACCCCCGCTGCCTCAATGACAGTGAGGGGGTACGCTGTTGGAACGATAGCCGACGAGGATACGGCTAGGTTCCATGGCGGCATCACAACGTCTCGGCGTTGGAGCGCCACGTCCGCCGACCGGGATTTCCCCTTCTTCCCCATCGGGATGTAATGTTAGCACATGACGCGCCCAAGCGTCAAGTTTGTAAGTGACTTACACGAACACCTGAATTGGCATCGTTGGCTTCGCTGCCAGCATCGTAGCAAACGTCGCGCCCACTACCGACGTGATCGGTCCAGCAGATAACGCCCAGCGCCATTGTCCGTCGGAACCCACGAAATGTCTCTGTGCGGTGCCAACCTGAGCATCCAAATGGACATCGTCATGGGCGATCCGTTTGGAGATAACAGCCTCAGCGAAATCATGACAAGCCAGCATGTTGCGGGAGTATGAAAGTGGAAGGCAGTTAATCTGCTCCGTGACGGATAGCCTCTCCATGGCAGGAGCCAGAGGCGACTGCGCAGCGTAAACGACTTGATCGACTCGTAGTTTCTTGGCGAGCCGACCAACCTCCTGCGTGAAATCTTCGGCACTGAGTGGGACATCTGGACGTTGCCTCAAATAGCGATGGACTTCTACCCCGATCAATCCATCAGCACGTTGGGCGGCGACGATGATGGAACCTTCGGACCAAATCGAAGTGACATCTACGGCAATAGTGTAGGTGGCATCACCCCCCAATGCTGCCGGGTCAAGAGGCTGCGGAACGCGGCACGCACCCCACTGTGCCAGCGAGAACGGCGCATCTACTCGCTCATCGTGCCAGCGGTTCAGACGCTCACGCACCCACGATCCGCGAGGCAGCACCCCAAATTCCTGCTCGATCATCTGCCTACTCAGGCGTCCGTCATCGAGCGCAGGATTAGCCTTCTTGATCTGCTCCCAATCTAGCCCGACATCATCGTCGTCGGCTCGCCACCACACGCCGCAGAACAACCCATCCGATTGCTCTGCACCTGTCGCTTGACGTGCAAGGCGATCATGGAACGCCCGCAAAACTACACTGTCAGCAAACCCTGCGGTACTGGTCAGGAGCATCAGCGAGTTAGGCACAGCAGACATTGCCGGCGACAAGACATCGTACATATCGAATGAGACTTGCGTGAGAACCTCATCGAAGCAGCACAGCCCGATGGACCGACCGCGCGTTGACCCTGCCTGACGTGAGGCAACATCCACGCTCAGGCCATTCAATTCAATCCCACCGTACAGCGTAGCGCGTGCGCGCGCCGCACCTTGCAGGCGCGCAGTGTGCCCCCACCCGCTGATGCGCGCGTAAGACTCGGTATCCCGACGCACGTAGTCGTACACGATCCGCGCTTGCTTCGCGTCATGCGCTGCCAGCAAGATCAAATCCCACGTGTGGAACGGCTCTAACTTGTATCCCTCGTCCAGTATCCAGCCCACCAGTGAGCGAACAATGACGCTCTTGCCATTCTGCCGACCGACGCTCACCAGTGCTGTGCGGGCAATCGGGATGCCGTCAGCATCGCACTCCATGATGCGACCCAACGCATACTCCTGCCACGGGCCATGCTCGATCCCCAACCGACGCTTCGCCCAAGCAACGACCATCGGGCCATAGGAGGCTACGGCTCGCGGATGGCGTGGTGTCTCTAGCGCAGGAGCCACCAGTGTCGTGCCCACGTCCACCATTCTACTCCCCTCCGGTACTCGCTCGCTGCGCTCGCTCGCACACTCCGGGGAATGGTGAGACGTGAGGCACTCCCCCGGATGGCCCGGAGACGGACGGCCAACGCAAGATGTAAGTCACTTACCTTCTGCCACTAGCAGCGCCATCAGCAGCGCGAACAGGACGATGAGCGAAAGTAGCCACGCATGGCCTAGGTCAGATGGCACCCGGCGGGTACCCCCTTACATTGCCCTGAGACGCTCCACAATCTCCTTCAAGCGTATGTAAGCCCCTGGGTGGACCCGTATGCCACCCCCCAAAATCCTTCGCTTCAAGGCCATTGTAGAGACTTGTGCGTTTGCTCATACGTGCGCGCAGGTGCCCAAAATGTCAGTCAGGATTTTGCAAAAC